CCTTGCAAAGTTACAGGCAAAATTAACAAAGGTGATTTACTTGTAAGCAGTGATGTACCAGGTCATGCAAAAGCTCATAGAGACATACATAATCCACCATCTGGATCAATGATAGGTAAAGCAATTGACAACAAAGACAGTGAAGGTCCCGGAGTTATAGAAGTCCTTGTAGGGCGTATGTAATGCCCGAGAGGTATCGCACTGAATACGACGGTGAATTTGTTATCACGACGAACCAAATTATCGATGGCAAAAAACATCAAGAACGTGAATGGATTGATAATCCAATTGAAAATCAACACATTAGTGGTCGAGCTGCAGTCATTGGGAACGGACAAAGCCGATACAACACTAATTTTCACGGAAAACTGAATCTTAAAACAAAAATTGAACTACACAAAGGATGGCATCTTGGACGTAAAAGATTGCAAAGTTACGGTGCAGAAGATTGTTGGCAAGAAATGCAGTGCGATTTCTATATAGAATTTGATAAACAAAAACTAGCAGACCTTAAAGCAGAAAAGTACCAGCAAAGTACGATTGTGTATAGCCATGCAAGAAATTGTATTGATGATCCCGGTGAGTATTATCTTGTGCCATATGGCGTCAGAGGTAAAAGTGTGACAGTTGCAACGTGGCTAGCTTGTTTTGATGGACATAAAGAAATATTTTTACTTGGAGTTGACGCACTTACTGCTCAAGATGAGCCAGATGAAAAGTTGATAAAACAAATTAATCTTGTATTTGAGACCTATAGGACTACTCAATTTTACTATGTATCAGATGGAGCCAAAGCACATGACATGTGGCGAAAAAATGCAAACTTTAATCACATGAATTATGGAGAGTTTATCTCATATTGTGATATTTGAAACTTTTTAATTATATCAATTTTCTTTAAAATTTCTTGAAAATTAATGGTTGTCCATAAGCCAGGATGTAGTGGTTTTGGCCAAACTCCAGACTTAATCCAACTATATCCATAATGTTCATTGTTAAGTACTGGTACAAATTCGTGTCTAACTAGGCAAAAAAAGGTATGATAACTAAAATGGTTATCAACGCTTGTAAATTTTTCAATAGGTACTAATTTTATTACATCAGGCCATAATCCTATTTCTTCATGACATTCTCTTTGGAGTGCTTGATTTAGATTCTCGCCAAAGTCCACCTTGCCTCCAGGAAGACCCCAACATCCAGGATTTTTTGAATCGTTTCTTAGTAAGTACAGGTATCTATCTGTAGTTACGTTATAAAACCAAACACCAACTGCATTTATCAAAGTACAAGACTCCAATTGCCTTCTGTGTATAATCCTTCATAGGCTTTAAGCCACTCGCCAGCGGCCCATCTATATGCTACGCCAGTTGTTATATTAGTCACATATTGGACGTTTGTTTCTGCACTTGCATTAAACACTACATTCCAACGCACTCCGTTATACTCTACAATATCGTTGGTAACTGCTACTAGCGTCGAACCGTCAGTACCTCGCCATGCTTGTGCAAATCCTGGATCAGTTGTACTACCGCTGCCTGTATCGTTAATGAACAAATATCTCTGTCCTGTTGCCGATGCAGGAAGTCCGGCAATTGTGCCTGGACCTTTTGATTGTGGATCAACAATAGCGTTTATTGGATCTAATGTATTTTGCGGTATTGTATCGGTGTCAACAGTGAATAATAAAAACCTATCATCAGTTGGGTCATAAGATACTGTTCCAACGATCACTGTGTCATCATATGGATTATCGAGACGAACCTGACTTATTCCATTACGTAAAGCACCGTATAAATTGACTACTGTGTGCCATAATAAATTGCTCGGTACGGCACTAGGAACCTGTACACCTGCATTATTTGCTACAACTGCTTTTGTTTCTAATACTTGTAACTTGTTTCCAATCAAAAGTGTTTGATAATTAAAAGGTGTAAATTTTTGTCTGGTACCCATTAATAGGTCACTATCAAAAATTGCTTCAGACATATCACCATTACCATCAAATACACTTGCAACTATTTTTTCAACAACTCCTAACTTCTTGACTTTAGCAGGTGGCGAAATGAAAATTGGCATAACAAAACGTAAAGACGCAATGTCAATTGGATCATCTGTACCTTGTGGAATTGCTCTTGAACTCCATGTTACTTGTTCTAAGTACATTACACTTAGACTGGTCCAGTCAATAAAGTTCTCTGTACTTTGGATTTCTAGTGCTGGATTAAAAAGTGTTAAAAGTTGTTCGAGCAATTGTAACTTTTGGTTAGTATTTGATGTCCAGATGTCTAAATTTACTTCTAAGTCAAATGGAACAGGCATAAGTTTTTCAATAGTAAATGCGTTTCCTTGTGTTGTTTCGTATGATTCACTGACAGTGTCCCAATATCGTTGTCTCACATTTTGTTTTTGTACAAACGTAGGCTCTTGCATTCTATCTCTTGCATAATTTAAATTTGTCACGTGAAATGTCATAAGAGGGGTGCTTGGTAAGGAATTTGCACTATTCTGTTGGATTATAGTTTGTGCTTGACGTGTAGCATCGCCATATCTTACGGGAACTCTGTATAATGTTTTGCTATTATTATCAGCATCTCTGCCGTACTCTACTTGAAAGTTAGAAAACACTCTTGTAAATTGCAACAAAAATCTGCGTATTTGTTCATCATAAAAAAATTGTTGCATTAATTATCAGCCTGCGGTTTAAGTATTTTACTTAAAGGTTGTCTTTCGTCAATCTGTCCACGATCTTCAGTATTGGTTTTATTTGTATTGTTTACAAAACTACTACGTTGTGTTTGAGATTTTACATTTCCGTAATTTGCAACTGCTTTTTCTTTATCACCTGGTGTCAAATTAGTCCTCACATCGTCTTCATACTTAACCCATCTTGACCCACTGTAGCGAAAAAGTCTATTTGGATAATAATCTAATCTAAGTGCAAAGTCACCTTCTTGTGCATTACTAGGAAAACTAATTCCTGGTGTAACTGGTAACCCATTGGGTGCAATACCATCGCCTGTTAAATAACCTAATGTATAACCATTTGCTCTTGGACTTTGCGGTTGCCCATCTACATCAACATTGGTTGTGTCAACTGTTATTCCTGTATTATCTACTGTGTAACTGTTTGGATCTGCTGGTGTGCCATCTTCGTTTGTTGGCACGATATAAAACTTAACACTGTCGTATCCGCTATAAGGAACTTCGTACTCTGCTTGTGTAAGTATTGCATCATTTATTTCTCTATCTTTAGTTACAGTGCCAAAAGTTTCAATTTCACTCTTTGGTGTAAATTCTTCCCAATGAGCAGTGCTGGTTATATCTGTTCCGGGGTCAACATCTGCTATCGCTTTATAGTAAGAATCGCCACTCAGTACGATACTTCCTTTTGGATAGTAATTTCCGTTATCCCAAATATTCTCAACTTCAAATGGCTTCTTAAGTATGTCATTATACTCTTGAGCACTCACAAGTGGTGTTGCTTTTACACGCCACAAGTGCGGCAACCATGTTTGTGAGAATCCTTCACTGGCAAATGATGCATCTTGTATTACATAGTACTTTGGTATAGCACGTGCAATACCACTGTCTAAAGGATTGAAATCTTTCAAGTTAGGAAGCTCTAAAACATCACCACTCATAAGTTTACGTCCGAGTGTGTCTATCATAAAATTGTAATGAAATGTAATAAACAAGGTATCGTTGTTTAAAAATAAACCAAATTGACTTAGATCAAAATCAATATCTTGTGCATTATACACACCTCGCATTTGATATACATCGTCATCGTATTTTCTATCTCTGTTTTCTAATAGAAATAAATCTTCTATAAACAACGGAGACTCGCTGGAATAAGCAGGTTGTGTAGCATCTTGTGTTCCGCCACTTACACTTGAACTATCATCACCACTCATTTGTGGGCCAAGGTATTTGTGAATGAACATATCTACACCGCCAACCTGATACATTTCCATAACAGTGCGGTCAATAAATTTGTAATCGTTTTGTCGATTAGGGCGATATAAACTAAGTCTAGGCATACAGTAATCCTTCTTACTGTATTTATGGACTTAGATAGCGACCTTAACAGGATCATTTCCTGTAATAGTAGATAACTTCTTACAGATACCACTAACTTCTTCGAGAGTTAGAAATCCTTTTACAGTATCGCCCTCTGCGGTTATTCCCGGAAGTTCGACTCCTCGGCCGGCAACACTAACCATTATTTCATACAAGCCTTGTGGTCCGCCATAACTGCCTTCGTGTTGAACAACACTAAGCTCATACTTTTTAAAATCAAGTACAAGTTGTATTCCTTTGTGATACTTGCTGGTATCAAACGATAAGCCTAATAGTGTCTGATTCATTTTAAGGCATCCTTAGTTGTTCCACCACCTTGGTAACTTTGTGTTTTTAGGTTTTCTAACTTTGTTACCATATCAAAAAAGTTCTTAAGCATTCTATCAGTGGCATCTTGTTGCTCAATACCAGCAGGTATACATACTGCTTCTATATCGACACTTTTAAGTGCATCTACTGCGGTAAGACATGTTGACTTGTCTGCATAAGTCATTGGATTAGCCAACATCATTGTTATTAGCATGAACTTCATGTGTAAATCCTCCATTTAGTTTACTATTCATTCTACGTAAAAGATACATGGCATTCTGTCTCCAGTAATCTTTACCCCATGTGCCTTCTGCAAAACCATCAGCGGCATGCCAACAGTTATCTATACGCCTTTCGTATAGTTGGAACTCTCGACTATCCATATTTTAAATCCGTCATCTCATCTTTATAACAATTTACTATTTTATAATCATAGTGTTTAGAAGTTATTTTAATATTTCTTGGAAGTGATACCTGCATCATCCAATCTATATCATATTCAGCAGCCTGCACACTATCATGTTTGTCACTTTCAAACTGCTCTTGTTTGAAATTCTCTTTTGAAGTATAGTAACCTATATTCATTATAATTTGTACTTTCTTTTGCATTATTAATTCTCCTCTAAGATAGCTTCAACTTGTTGCCATAACATCCATGCACCATCATCAGTATCAAAACCTTCTTCACTTGCAAAATCCATTGAACTACTGTGATATACACCGTTTGGATCAAGACCAACTTTATCTATTACTGCCGCAATCTCCATTGGCTTTATACCAAATCCTAATTCCACTCCAGGGTCACCACCTAAACGTATACCACCACCCTCTGCACTAATAAATCTAATTTTCTGTGTCATCTAGCTCTCCTTGTTTCTAACTATACATATATAATAACACAGTTATAGTATAAGTCAACCTTTTTATTGCAAAAGAATAAAAAAACATTAGAAACTTTTAGGTTGACATCTACTATATACATGTTATACTCTTTGTAACAGTTAGATATAGGAGCATTTATGGCAAAAGGCAAAAGTTTAATGAAGCCAGGCACACGTAAGAAGAAGCCTGCAGTTAGAAAACAACGTAGTAAAGCACAAGATCCAAGTTGGACAACTGCTTTAGACATGAGTGGCCAAGCATATCATAGACACAAAATGATTTCTGTTGATTGGTACTATCAAGAACGTAAACCTGTAGAACTGTTTCCAGATTTATTAGCATGGATGAAAGAAAATAATTACAGCAAAGAAGATATTGCTACTATGAAACGTCATGGGCATAATGGCATGGTATATGCCAGCATATATGCCAGATGTTTGAGACAAGGCATGCCAGATGTACATCCAGAACATAACAACTACTGGCAAACACTGCCTGGAACAATGGGAGATGTGCAACCAACTAGTAATTATGTTATGAAAAGTATCACAGAAGCAATAGCCAGAACTGCTCCTGCTCCAAAACTGGTTGTTGATAATACAAAACTGCTTGTGGCACGTAAAAGCATACAAGAAAACATGCGTGATAAGACAATGGATATCGAAGGTGCAGTACATGAACTAGTTGATGAGTTTTGTAATAATGATTGCAAAGATCTAGACAAGTATAGTGTAATGAAACTGTTACAAAAGGAAAGTTGTCCTCCACAAACAATTGACATAATTGCAACTCCGCTGAAAGCACAACTAAGTGAGATAAATGAGCTTATGAATCCTCCTAGCAAAAAAGAAATTGCAAAAATGTCTGAGATTGAGCAAGACATGATAGTACAATTAGCTGAAGGCTACAGTCATTTAGGAAAGTTACAAATACGTGCTTATCAAAAGTTTCTTGAGAAAGCAGTGGCTGATTGTGCAAGTTATGTACAAGTGAAAAAAGCAGACAGAGCACCTCGCCCTACAAAACAAAAGACTCCTGCACAATTAGTAAGGAAGTTTAAATATCTGCGTAAATTTGAGGACTTAGATCTAGCAAGTTTAAGTCCTGAAAAAATGGTAAACGGAACCGAAGCCTGGCTGTATAATACCAAAACACGTAAGTTGATTTATGTAATTGCCGATCCAGTAATACAAACTTATAGTATAAAAAGCAACAGTGTGATTGGGTTTGATCCTAATAAGAGTGTACAAAAAACACTACGTAAACCAGCAGAGCAGATTAAAGAACTTATGAAGGGCGGTAAGCCTAACAACAGGAAACAGTTTGCTAGTATCAAAGCCACTGAAATCAAATACAATGGCAGAGGTAACGAACACGTTGTTATACTCAAGGCCTGGTAATTTGCATAAATACTGTCATAGGATGGTATCATGGCAGAACAACAACAAACACTAGATCAAACATTAGAAACTAAGAAGCAAGAAACATTTGACTATGTAAAGTTGCAATTAGGCGAAGGCATAATTGACACAGAACTTGATGCTAGTCATTATGAGGCAGCTTACCAAAGAACAATTGGTACTTATAGACAACGTGCAGAAAATGCTTTTGAAGAAAGCTATAACTTTCTAACTCTTGGCGATGGAAATAACATTTATACCTTGCCCAGAGAGATTAAAACTGTAAGACAAGTTTTTCGACGTACAATTGGCTTTAGCAACGGCGGAGAAGGACAAGCATTTGAACCTTTTAGTGCCGCAGCCTTAAACACATATCTTCTGAACGGAAATCAAATGGGCGGACTTGCGACATACGATTTCTATTCACAGTATGTAGAACTTACTGCTAAGATGTTTGGCGGATTTTTAAATTATAATTACAATAGTGCAACCAATCAATTGACATTGATGCGTGATATTAAAGGCGAAGGCGAGACTGTACTACTTTGGTGCTACAACTTACGTCCAGAAGTACAACTATTAACTGACTTCTCTACTATGCAATGGATAAGAGATTACATGGTTGGTAACTGCAAACTTATAATTGGCGAAGCAAGAGAAAAGTTTGCAACTATTGCTGGCCCACAAGGTGGTACTGCTCTAAACGGTGCACAAATGAAAGCCGAAGGCCAGGCAATTATGGATAAGATGATTGAAGAACTTAAACTTTATGTAGATGGTTCACAACCATTGATGTGGGTTATTGGCTAATGCGTGTCGAAGAATTTGTTACTAAACCTGAGATTGTCAACGAACACGAAATGGTGTTCAGTAGATCAGGTAGTAAACTAAAAACAAAATGGCGTTGTACCAGTGGTACAAGACGAGGTCGTGTAGTAGGCAATGCCAAAGACTGTGATGCACCTATAGATCAACGTAAGCGAGCACAAATGAAAGTGACTCGTAAAACCAAAAGCAAAGTTGCCGCAAGAAAAGCAAAGAAGACCAAGAGAGTAAATCCAGCAAGTAGACTATTAGGCATGCTGAACAAACTGCGTAAAGGCAGTGTAAGTTCGGGTGGTAAAGTTCAAAAAGCATACAAGCCGCCTAAATCAAGCCTCAAAGGCACAGTCGGGACAAAGAAAACAGTAAAAACAAGAAAATAGGTTGACATAGTTTCATTTACTGTTATAATGATACTATGGATATTATGATAGATATAGAAACTGTAGGTACCGGCCCTAATGCTTGTATTCTTACAATCGCGGCCCAAACTTTTGATCCTTTAAGTGTTGGTTACCATAAACAAGATTACTATGCAAGAGTTGATGTTGACAGTCAGCCAGACAGAAAAGTTGATGACGCAACTGTTGAATGGTGGTCTACACAACCACAACAAGCACAGGACGAAGCATTTTCAGAAGAGGGAAGAATTCCTTTGCGTGAAGCACTGGAAGAACTAAGCAAGATATGTTTTCATTGCAATCTTACATGGGCTAACGGTACAACGTTTGATATGGTTATACTTGAAAATGCAATGAAACACTTAAAACTTCCTATACCTTGGCAGTTTTGGAATGTGAGAGATGCACGTACAGTATATAGTTTGTACCCAGACTTGCCAAAGCCACGTGCAAGTCATCATGCACTTGAA